GTTGTTCTCAAAACATTCCAGTGGTTACAAACTGGAAAGCATCAGTTCAAGTCACTTATCATTGATTCCATCTCTGAACTTCAAGTGAAGTGCATGGATTCAATTGCGGGCACTGAACAAATGAAGATGCAACAATGGGGCGAGTTGCTTCGTCACATGGGCGCGCTACTACGCGACCTACGTGACTTAACAATGCACCCTACACAACCATTAGAAGCTGTTGTATTGACTGCTATGGCACGCCCTGGAGCAGACGGTCGTTCACGTCCGTACCTACAGGGTCAGCTTGCAATTCAAGCACCATACTTCTATGACATCCTTGGCGCAATTACAGTAGAAACGTTTCCTAATCCGGACCCACTGCAATCACCGTTTAAGGCACGTCGTATGTACGTAGAACGCACAGACGAATACGAAGCAGGCGAGCGAGTACAAGGCAGACTTGGAAAGATCGTTGAACAAGAAAACCTTGGTATCGAACGCATGCTTGACATGATTTTCGGTCCAACTACACCAGCAGTAACACCACCAACAACTAAGTCAGGAGAATAACCAGATGAGTTCACTCAATTGGGGCGATCTTGTAAAAGACGCCGGAGATGTAGGCAGTTATGAACCACTACCAGACGGTGACTACGATCTCGTAGTTCAAGAAATCGTTGCAAAGGTTTCACAATCAGGCAAGACTATGTTCTCGCTTAAAGCACAGGTCCAGGGCGGCGCACACAATAAGCGTCTTGTTTGGGATAACTTAGTTGTTACTCCAGAATCACCTGCTGCTCTTGGTATGTTTTTCCGCAAGATGGCAGCTCTCGGTTTAGGCCGTGAGTTCTTTGCGACAAGTCCTTCTAACGCTGCAATCGAGCAAGCTGCTAAGGGACGCGCATTTCGTGCACAGGTTGGCTCTCGCACATGGCAGGGTCAAAAGAAGAACGAAATTAAGATGTACTACGTGTCTACAGCCGCAGCGGGAGTTCCTACAACTGCTGCTGCTGCAGCGCCTGCACCAGCGCCCGCACCTGCACCAGCTCCAGCGCCTGCCGCTGCTCCAGTAGCAGAAGCACCAGCGCCAGCAGTTGCAGCAGCTCCACCTTCTGCTCCGTTCTAAATAGCAGTCTAAGTAAGTCTGGTTTATCACCTATTCCTGGTACAGTGAATAGGTGATACTCCAAATCTACTTAGAAAGGTAGTGGGTATGAGAATAATCGTTACGGGTTTTACTGCACTTCAGATTAACACTGAGAAGCGTACGATCCAAAAAATTGACGTGCCTGCTTCTATCGTGAAAGCATTACGAGAAGCTGGGCATGAAGTTGATTGGCGCAAGGTTACGCCCGGCGAGGATCTGTCATCTTACGATGTTGCGTGGGTGAATCTTGCACCGTTAAACTCGCTCAACGGGCGTCAAGGCGCTATGGGCGCACTCTATGTTTTATCATCTGGATTACCTTGTGTAGGATTCTTTGATGATTGGCAATTTAACACGGTGTTTAATGGTGCTCGTGCTTTAATTCGTAAACCTGAGATGTTGTATAAGCATCTGCTTGTAGGAACTGAGCATCGCGGTGAAGAAGGCGCAACTTACTTCAGTCGTGCAGATATTGAAGCTGCTCTCGAGCGTGTCAGAGAATTAAACCCAGCGGCGGCCAAGAAGTGCTACATCGAACGTTACTACATGATGGATACAGACGAGAACGTACAGCCTTATGAAAAACGATTAGTTGAAGCATCACGCGACTTAATTGCAGATCGCTGGCTTGCAGGTATGGTTCCAGTTTGCCCTATGTATTCTTTCGGTGATAGATCTATCGTGCGCAAGCGTATGCCTGTTGAGTTGGGGCCTATTGAAGCTCTTGACCCAACGTCAACGGTTGTTCCAACACTTCAACCTGTAACCGCGCTCGCGCCAGAGCACAAGAAAAGAGCTTGGGTACTTGGTGCTCTTATGCCGCATGACACCTGGCTTGAAAGAAAGAATCCTGACTGGCACGTTGAAATTGTGGGCAGTCGTAAGCTTATTAAAAAACTTGGCGGCCAACGTTTTGACACAGAGCAAGACGTACTCGAGTTCTATAACAAACACTGGGGAATTCTTTCTCCGCCGTATCCACACGCTGGCTCCGGCTGGTGGCGCAGTCGTTTCTTATACGCCGCGCACGTAGGATCTATACTTGTTACCGATAAAGGCGAAGGTGATCCATTAGGTGATGCGTATAAGCTAAAGATTACAGACGTTGAAAAGATGACAGACACAGAGTTGCATGAAGCAGCTATGGCTCAACGCGCTGCACTTGCGCCGTACTTACCAGAATACTCCGCGTTTGTTGAACACTGTGACCGCATCATTAAGCGCGCGGTGGCAGAGGATAAAGGTGTAGCTCGAAAGGCAGATGGTACCCTCGTATGAGCAAGATTCTTATCACAGGCATGAGTGCATCTCACTCTTCAGAGAAAGCCAACTTGCGCTCGTTATCTTTTGCTGGAGTAATGAAATTAGTTCTTGAGCAGCAAGGCCATGAGGTTATACAGGAAAATCCTGAGGTCTCTTGGAACCTAAATGATCTTGAACAATACGACTCTGTGCTCGTTGGAATTAGTCCTTTAACAAGTCTCAGTGCAAATCACGTCTACGGCGCATTAAGCGTTATTGACGTTTTACTAGAATCTCCAAAGCTTCATCTATTTATTGACGCACCGGAGCCTGCAAAGATTACCGCAAGCCTACGCGCTATGGTTAAGACGCCTGACAACCTTACTAAGCCCTTTTACTCCTATCGCAAGGGGTTTAGCTCGGCTACTCAGCCAAACATGCTTGAAAACCTTCTAGATGTTATAGATCACCTTCTAAATAAGCAATGGCCAACTACCCTGTATCCGGCGCTGCCGTGGACTGACGAGATAAAACATGTTGCAGACTGTTTACCAGAAAGCGCTGGCAACTCGCTGGTTGGTATTAACTTAGACTCGTATTTAATTTCTACCCGGGACATGATTGAGATTGAGCGTCGTGACAAGTGGGTTGTAGAAAACTACTCAACCAAGTGGGTTAAGTCTACTACGTCAACTCTTACACACCCGACAGTACCTATGAAATGGAATAAAGCATGGACAGACGAACAGGTATCTACACAGATATCCTCTGGTCTAGGCGCTCTTATTCCTCCTTATTCTTCTAGTACGTGGTGGAGCTACAGATACATCCAATGCATGAATAATCTAACTCCTATCGCAACCGACTGGAAGGAAAGCCAGCTTATTGGTTCTTCATGGACGCATCTTGCATCTAGCATTGAAAGTATGTCACAGGAAGAACGAATTCAACTTGCCAAGGATCAACGTGATTCATACATTATAAATATACCTACACGTAGAGACGCAGCAATTAACTTATCACAAGCACTAGATCTATTCACGAGAAAAGAGCAAACTAATGTCCATCTTGTTCAATAACTGGTTAAAGCGTACACGTGATCTACAAAAAGACGTATACTTTATTAACTATGAAGAAATGCAAGGCGATAAGCCTCAGAACATCCGTCGTCTTGTTGAGTATATGCGTTGGAACATGCTAGCTATCGATGACGAACTAGCCGAGATGCGCCAGGCAATCTCATGGAAGCCTTGGCAACACGACGCACCGTATGCAGATAGAGAAGAAGTAATTAAGGAAGCGGTAGACGTTTTGCACTTTGTCGCCAACATTATCGTTGCGGCTGGCGGAACAGACGAGATGCTCGATAAGTTTTACCTTGAAAAGATGGAACGCAATAAGCAACGACAACTAGACGGATATAAAGTTAAAGACATTGGAGTAAAGTGTGCTCTGTGTCAGCGCGCAATTGACGACGTAGGTCGTGGCGCAAGCCCAGAAATGTGCGCAAAATGTTTACCAAGGGAGGTAGATTACAGTGCCTGAGATCAACGAGCAATGGATTAAAGAACAGATGCAGGAGGCAAAGGTTAAGGTCGGCGTAGGAAATGCGCTACTAAAACTTCTTTCCGCATGGGAGCCTCTAAAATTATCTGATCCTCAGCAAAAAGAAGTACTTGCGTTATTTAACAAGCTAGCGCTTGGTCACGCGGTAACTCCTGAGGTTGCCAACGAGGTATGGATTGATGCGCAACCAGGAGCAATTACCGTAGGAGATCAGGTACGTGTAAAACTTGATGCGTATCAAGGTTCTACAGGTTCTATGCATAACGGGCGTAGAGGCAAGGTTGTAGGAATTCGCTACGGCGACATCATCTTTAAGTCTAACGACGATAAGGAACCTATCCTTGACGGAGCGCATTACTCACCTCATCAACTTCAAAAGAGAGTTCAATAATGAGATCTACAGTTGAATTTTTTATTACAGGATCTACCTTGACTGAGATTATGGAAGGTGCTAAGCAGCGTTGGCAGGATTTTTGCGGTGACGAAAACGCAACCCTGCCTGTGGACTCGGAGTTGCAGATCAAGGACAAACGCGATGAAGGAAACGTACTTACAGGAATCATTACTATTCGCACGAAGGTAGAAGATAAATGACAGAAAATGACGCAGTAGTTCAGTATCGTGTTGAGGCTTTACGCGAGGCCGCAAAGATCATCACAGGTGACAGGGACACGCAATACGGAGGTCCTGAGGAAAACTTTGCCCGTATCTCAAAGGTATGGTCAATGATCCTCGGCGTCGAGATATCAAATGAAGATGTCGCGATGATGATGGTTGGGTTAAAGGTTGCGCGTTACGCGAATAAGTCTGGGTTCCAGGGAGATACCTGGATTGATATCGCGGGATACGCAGGTTGTGGCTACGAGGTAGGTATGTTGGAGCTAGAAAAGAATGCCAATATTTCTGCGTAGATAGCACGCGGTAAATGGTAAGTCGGTATAAGGTCCTACCCTAGGAACTACGAAGGGTTATTGCCTTGTCACAACATACCTTTATTGACTGCAACGGGCTTGCCGCGTTCATGAGTCTTGGCTTTGTCCAAAATGACATGAAGATGATTCAGCGCACAGGAACACTAAACTTTGGAAACGTCGTTGCAGAAAACAACCGTCATCTTCTTGGAGATGATTGGACCGCGGAGTTTTCAGATGATCCTAATGAATGGCGCGTACAAAAGGCAGACGTAGTTATGGGTTGCCCTCCTTGCTCAGGTTGGTCTGTGTGGTCTGGCCCTGCTAACCGTGGACCTGACTCTAAGGCGCACGAGCACACAGTAGCCTTTATGAAATACGCAGGACGGGTAAAACCACGCGCTATTGTTTTCGAGTGCGTTCAACAGGCATACACGCAAGGACGCGACGTAATGGTTAAGTATCGCGACATGGTTGAGCAGGTCTCCGGTAAAAAATATGATCTGTATCATGTTAAGGAAAATAACCTACAAGTTGGTGGATTTTCATATCGCCCACGCTACTTCTGGGTAGCGGTTGAGTCTGGTCTTAAGTTTTCAACACCGATTACCGAGCCAAAACAACTTCCACGTATCATGGACATCATCGGTGATCTTGCCGAGATGCCTCAGACATGGAACAAGCAAAAGTATACCGCGCCATCTCCGTCAAAGTACGTTAAGCACCTGCGCACAAAAAACAACATGGTTGACGGACACATCGGTAAATCAAATATCCATGCGCAACGTATTGAAGAGATCTTTAGCATCATCGGAAACGATGGCTGGGAAGGAAACGGCGACACAGGTGGCGCACTTAAAAAAGCCGTAGACTTAAACGACGGTAAGTTTCCTCAGAAATGGATCGACATCTCGCCTCGCGTTATCCGTAAAGATTTTAAGCTTGGATTTTCTCAACCATATCGCTGGAAGGAAGATCACTGGTGCAACGTGCTCACAGGCTCTGCGCTAGATCACGTTGTTCACCCAACGCAGCCACGACTTATTACACATAGAGAATCTGCTCGCATGCAGGGTCTTCCTGATGATTGGAACATTGAAAGCGCACGCGACTACTCGCACCTTGCAGCTGTATGGGGCAAGGCTGTTCCTGTGCAGGCTGCAAATTGGATTGGTAAGGCTCTTAAGGATTCACTTGACGGGAACCCACAAGGACCAGACGCAGAGTTAATTGGAGATCGGGAATATCTTATCGACGCGGATAAGGGATTCTCCAGACACTACGCTAAGAAAAAGTGGTACAGTAGCCCCATGGAGACCGTTAGCGAATGAAGCATATCCGCACGTACGATGACAGTCTCGTGCCGATCTGTGAAAGATGCTGGATAGACGAAAACAGTCTATGGGAAGCTGATAGCGTAGACATCAGCGGCAACATTATTACCCGTCTGATAAGCGTTACGGTTCCAATTGAATTATCTCCAGGCGCGGTGTCGGACTGTTACGTCTGCGGAAGATTGACCGTGGTAGGTATCTATATATCTTCCATCGAGCTAGACGGGGAAGACGCAGAGTTAGACGAGTTAGAGGAAGAAGCTATACGCGAGGAGCCTACGCCCGACGAGCTGTAGTTCCTGTTATAATTTACTAAAATGACGAACGGACGAATACATGCAAACCTTTGTACCTCATACCGACTCCTTTGAGCGCATTGCCCAGGAGCTAGATAACAAGCGCCTTAACAAGCAGGTCCTTGAGGCATGGCAGCTTATGCTTGTGCTTACCTCGCTCAATCCACAAGGAGACCACCGTGACCCTAAGGGTTGGCGCAATCACCCTGCGGCGAAGATGTGGGAAGGCCACGAAAAAGCCTTAGCCTTATACGCGGTCAAGATGTGTGACGAGTGGCTGGCTCGCGGTTACAAATCTACGATGATTCCTAAGATTGAAGGAACGCTAGTCCGCGCTCTTGAGCTAGGTCGTATCAGTGACGAGTTAACATTCCCTTACTGGTTTAAGGATAAAGACGTATACGAGCAAATTGCGTCTACCCACCGCGTTGCGTTGCTGCGCAAGGAGTACGAGTGGTACTCTCAGTTCGGCTGGCCAGAGGATAAAGGCTATCGCCCAGAGTACTACCAATACCTATGGCCTGACATGAACGGTGTACTCCAGCTCGGCACCTACAACAACATGTAGGCATTGCTCAGTGGCGCTTAGAGACACTTTTATGCCTGACCTGAGGTAATTTATTGTTCTAAAATAATCTGCGTTTATCCGCGCGAAGATCCACCTTTCAGTGTAATATTCCCTTAACGACGATAGCGCTAAGGGGAATTGTGAAAGACTCACGTATAGGTGAGCTTTTGTGGAAGGAATGGACGGGTGAAGGCTACGAGCCTTTACACGACCATTCGGTTACCTTCTTCACAGAGGATCATATAGATCTAGAGAACGAGCTTATTCGTCGTGCACTCGCGTCTGCATTACAACGCGACGGTATATCCGTATCATTAGGCAACGGATTTAAGTATCTTGACTCCGCGTTGATTAACTATGGTTACGCAGGAGAAGTAGACGGTGATAACGAATTAACCGCGTGCGATGAAGACGGTGAAACACGCGAAGGCGACAGCGTAGATGGCTTGACTCCTATTACGTGGGTCGAGGTAGTCGCAGAATGAGCGGATCACTAGATCTTAGTTGGCAAAAAGATTCAGCATGTGGACAACAGGTAAACGAGGATTTTAGAGATTTCTTTTTTTCATCCGAGCCTGCAGAAAAATACCAGGCAAAGAATCTTTGCTTCTCATGTCCTGTAAGAAAAGAATGTCTAAAGTGGGCGTTAGAACACAAGCAGATCTGGGGAATCTGGGGAGGAAAAGACGAAGGAGAAATTCGTCGTACACTTTCCGTATCCTGGAACGGGCAAGAGTCTCGTAGACAGCGTTTTCCACAGTGCCCTTACTGCAACGCACGACCAAATAAACTTAAGACATTGGTAGTAGATGTTCCAGGCGGAGGCCGTTGGGCAACCATGCGTCTTGTTCAATGCGAGGCTTGTGACTTTACCTGGCGCTCACGAACAAGTGCTAATGCGGTTGATGCGTATCATATTCAACGCGAAGAGAAGCTAGCAAAAAGCGAGCGCGATAAGGAAAAGAAAAAGAAGCCTAAGAAGGAAAAACCGCTAGCGTAGCCAGCGATCTTTATACGCTTCAGCTCTATCTTCTTTATCCTTTAGATACTCGTACCACCAGCGCGATGCGCCTGCGTTTTCTGACAAAGTAAGGATACCGTAGATAGTTCTGTTATCTAAGTACTGTTTAATATTTTTATCGCGCGCGGAGTTCGAGAACACCATATACTCCCAGCGATCAGAATCCTCTAGATATGAAAGCTCTGAAAGATGCTCGCGCTTAATTAAATACGTGCAGTGAACGCACATGCACTCGATAAGTCCCTTAACCTTTTGCTCTAGCACCTGGTAGTAAGCGTCGTTTGCCACGATTGAGCCGTAGTCATCTACTATGTGATGGTAGTTAGCATAGTACTGTCCAAGGTGTCCTTCACGTTCCTTTGCAGTTTCCTCGTCGTCTACGTTGTCGCCAAACGCAACCGCATAGCGAATAAACGGAGCTACGATCGGTAGGTCTAGCTTAATAAGCTCGTTAAGCGTTTCAGGAAATATAAAGTTATCAACGTCTACCACAAAATAGTACTGGCAGTCAGTATCAAGGCACTCGTTAAAACTTTGTTGACGAATTTTTGCAAGGACCCTAAATCTTTCGCCGTTCCACTCGTGTTGCTTAAAACGCTCAACAGCCTGCTCAACGTTTTGCTTATCATACACACAGCCTTTGTAGAGATGAACATTTTTTTCTATCCAGTCATCTAAGATCTGTACGGTATTGTCGGTGTTGTTATTTGTGCGGATATAAAGAAATAATTTTTCCTTAGGATAATCCCAAGCCTCGAGCGACTCAAGAAATAAAGGAAGCACGGCTTCCTTTTGCTTTACAAGAAGTGCAACAAATACATCAGGCTGTTCCATTTAGTTGTGCCTCGATTCCTGCTCGATAAAACCTTAGGTTTGTTTTTAGGCGTTCATCTTCGGGATTTCCGGCAAGTGCAGCCTCACCATATTGTACAGCCTTATCTCTATCACCTAGGTAGTGCGCAGACAGCCCGCGCATATCATCTAGCTGCCAACGCCATAGCGCTTCGGATGAAAGATAGTGATCTGTCTTTGCACACGCGGCAACAAGCTTACATGTTTCCCAGACTCCGCCCCAGTCTCCGCCGTCATAGTAGCAACGTACTTTCTCGTAATAATTTTCTCCGCAAGGGTCAATTTCAATTGCCTTGTCTGCCCAAACGTGCGCTTCTTCCTTCTTGCCGATGTTGCGTGAAGCCTCAGATGCCCAACGACATACCGCGGCTCTTTCGATGTACCAGTCCTTACTAAACTCAGTTACCTTTTCAGCCGCGCTGATAACAAGTTCCCACTGCTTATAGAAGTAGTATTCACGACATAGATAGACCCAGATGCGGTGATCCTCACCAAACTCCTTTGACGCGGCAACAAGCATAGGTAAATATTGCCCACGTGATTTAGAGTTATCCGGCTTGTGATACATCTTAACTCCCTTGATTTGGCAGCTGATGTTTTCAGTATCAAGCGAAGGAACGAATACCTCGTGAATTGGATATTTCCAATACATCTTGTGCCGCGAGTGAAGGCGACAACCCCACCAAACGTGTCCGGTGTCAAACTCACACCAGCCTTTTGTAGCTCCGTCTACCCACTGCTTCTTAACTTCCTCAAAGAAGTTTTCATCTACAAGCTCGTCCATGTCAAGCGACAAGCACACGTCTATGTCATTGGGCAATAAACTTTGTGCGGTGTTACGGGCAACGTCAAAGCGCCAAGGCTTGACGCTAATTTCATGAACTATGACTCCGTGCTCACGTAGGATCTCAACCGTGCGGTCTGTGGATCCGGTATCACACACAAGGCGGAAGTCCGCGTGCTTGGTAGTTTCTGCCCAGCGGGCAGCGTGCTTTTCCTCGTTTAACGAGATGGCGTATGCGGCAACTTTCATGGTCATACCTTATCAAGAATAACGTAAGAAAACATTCTTTATCTACTTAAACTTTGCTGACGTAGGCATTATTCTACTTCAGGCAGACTATCTAGAAGCTTGATCCACTCGTGTTTGCGTTTTTCCCATGAGTAATGTGTGTTGTAGAAAGCAGATTGCTCTTTAAGAAACCCTTGGTTCTCGTCGGACCAGAAGTTATCAATAGTCTTGTTCAGAGCCTGAGCATAGTTTTGTACTAGTATGTCTTCATCAGCTTGGATAGGCACTAGGTTAGCGTAGACAGATCCTGTCTCTGGCAGCCCTCCAATGTTTGTTACGACTAAGTTGCATCCCGCAGCTCCAGCCTCAATCATAGAAAGACACGCTGTCTCTTCAAAGATGCAAGGATAGGCAAAAATGTGTGCCTGCTGTAGAGCCTTAATAACGTCTTCATGCGGAGCATAGCCCATGTAGTTAACATTCTTCATGTTACGGGCACGCTCGAATAGCTCTTCAAACTTGTCGCCTTCATGCTCAACGTACTCTTGGCCGTAGATAATGGTAGACGAGTACACATCTAACTCTACATCATTTCGATTAAGCGCCTCAAAAGCGTCAAGAAGAATTGCTAAACCTCTATACGGCATAGACGTATAGATAAGTTTTATCTTATCCTTAGGCTTTTCAATCAGCTCGATTGGCGCGATGGCATTCTTGATGACATACGCATTGTCCAGCGGGATTTGATGAATGTAGCGAAACTTCTCGTGCTGCCAATGTGACACATAAACATACGCATCAACCATACGATTAAAATACTTATCTCTAATTCCTTGCACCGCCTGCTGATCTGCAGGGACGTGTTGCCAAAGTACGTTGCGCTTATCAAGATCAATAAGTTCCTTGCGACACTTAGAGTTGATAATGTTAACGTTGTACTTGTCAAGGTCTACATATGTAGCCAGGTTGGCTAACATAATGTCTTCTCCACCTTGTGGGTCAATCATGCGTGCTTTGCTTCGTAGAGAGCGCCGTCGTTAGCAATCTTCTCAGACATGCCTGCGATAAACTCATCTACGTCAAACGTCACAATCTCTGAGACTTCCGCAGAAGCTCTTGCAGAAGAAGATGCCGTAGCAAATATATCTAGGTCTGCAAAGTACACGCTAAACTGTTCATCCGCCTTAAGACCAGAGGCTGTCTTAATTACAAATAAACCTCCGTCCGCGATGTTAATCAGGTCAACCGTCTCTGCCTGCGCAACTGCCTCCTCGATGATAAAAGGATTTACGTTGCTGATGTAGTTAAGCACCGCCGCATGCGTAGCGCCGTTATCTCGCGCTTCTTCTACACCTGCGTTCCAGAGCTTAGCAATATTAAAGTCACCTTCAACTAGCACATCTACTGCTCCAGGTGTCGCAGAGTATCCTGCAGTATGATGCACTAGTACTATTTTGTTTGAAAAGTCTGGCGTGGTCATCCCTGCATTAGGATGAGGCTCTGTAGTAATTATAGTATTACCCTCTTCATCAACAGTCTCTGTCACGATGTCAGACGGTGTATACCCACCCTTTAAAGTAGACATTAGGGTAGAGTAGTTAAATGCGCTATCAATGATAGGTACTACTATCCATGTGTTATTCATTATTTCTCCTTATTTTGGCCATTCTATCTTTATCTGCTTGTGATGGTTGACTCTAACTAGTGGATCTACCCATATATCTACACCCATGCGGTGAACCTTTTCACACCACGATAGGTCCTCACCCATCAAAGGGAACTTATACTCTACTTCTCCAGTCTCCTCGTTCATTACCTCGACCTCACACTGTGAAAACCAAGGACGCTTAATCTTTTCAAACACACCTTGCTTAACAGCCAGGAATCCAAAACCAACTCCGCGAACAGTAAACGGTTTTTTCTTAGCCATAATTTCAGCCTTAGTCATTCCGCCACGAAGAACCTTAGGGTAGACAGTTACCTCTTCGTTTGCAAGCATATAGCAGCCTGATACAACATCAACGTCGTTGCTAAATAGCTGAACTATGTCATCGGGTTCCCACTCAATGTCGGAGTCAATCCACAGAATGCGGTCATACGTATGAAGCCCTTGCCCCGGTCGCGAGTCGGTAGGATCTTGGTACCCAAGACCTCCGATAGTTTTTTCACGAGCGTCAGCAACTAGCGAGGAGTATTCAGTTAAAAAGTTCCATGTAATTCCAGCATGATCAAAATAGTAAATAGTCTTCACCAAGCTGCGCACATACGCCTGTTGCATAGAGTGCCCTGGTGTTGCAATTAGAACATTAAAGTGTGGTACTTGCACCGATGTCTCCGCCCTTAAATGTATATGTCCCTACGTGGTCTAGTACAACAGTCGGGTCAACATAGACCTTACCGCCCATGTTTTGCCACCTGCGACAGAACGTATAGTCCTCACTTAGATAGCGACCGTTCTCTATCATTGTATCAAACAACGCATATTTAGGCATGCCTTTTTGCGAAGGATCATCGTAGACCTCTGGGGTATATCGTGTCTCTGGGTAGTGCTTAATCATCTTTTCTATTACTGCACGTTTAATAAGCATAAAACCTGTCGCGCCATCTGTAACCTCAAGAAGACCTTCCTTTGTTTTAGGTGCGTTGGACGCTTCAGAGGCGTACCTAATTGCGTTGGCTTGAAGATCTGGTATAGACGTTTCTTTAGAATTAGACATCCTTTCCCAATTTATAGTCTTAGTAGGGTAGGCGCCGGTGACGATGTCCTTGTCGTACGAGATCATCTTAAAGACATCTTCAGCGTTAAAGTTAATATCAGCGTCGATAAACATAAGGTGAGTAGCAGGTGTCTGCAAGAAGCTAAAAGTTAGGTCATTTCGCGCCCGTGTAATAAGGCTCTCATTTGAACGTGTAAAGTAACCTAACTTCATGTCGTACTGAATTGACTGAGACACTAGTTGAATTAACGATTGTGTATATTTTTCATTGACTAACCCACCATAGCAAGGAGTTGCTACAAAAAGCATCGTATTTCGTATAAGTGTCCTATTCACAGGACAAATGTATCACGTCTTTATCCATGGAGTATAGCCTGCAGGTATTGAGCCCATAGATGTAACCACGTAAGTAGAAGTAGCCAAAGACAGCGTTCTCAACGTTCCAGCCACGCCGACCGCCACCCACACACCGTTACCATAGGCAACCGAAAGGATAGCAGAAGTTCCAAACTGACTAGTTTGTGTATTCCAAGTTACACCATTATCCATTGAAGCTCTCAGCGCTCCTTCACTGTCACCCGCCACCCACACACCGTTGCCGTAAGCAACTGATTGAATAAACGACGAGGGTCTAAACTGACTAGTTTGCGTATTCCACGTCACCGCGTTATCAGTTGACGTTCTCAGCGCTCCTGGCTCGCCACCCGCTACCCATACACCGTTGCCGTAAGCAACTGAAAAGATCATTGAAAATTCTCCAAAATTACTAGTCTGCGTGTTCCACGTCACGCCGTCATTTGTACTTGTGCGCAACTGTCCCTGAGCAACTCCAACCCAAACACCATTCCCATACGCAACTGATAAAACATCATTAAAGGTTGATGTCTGCGTATTCCAAGTTACACCGTCATTTGTACTCGTTCTCAGCGTTCCGCCTGCGCCACCAGCTACCCATACTCCGTTCCCATAGGCAACCGAAGCGATTTGAGATGAGCCAAACTGACTTGTTTGCGTATTCCAGTTTACAGTATCCGTTGATGTTCTCAGCGTTCCACCCACGCCGACCGCTACCCACACACCATTGCCATAAGCAACTGCGTTGATAGCAGAAGCTCCAAACTGACTAGTTTGCGTATTCCACGTCACCGCGTTATCCGTGCTCGTGCGCAGCGTTCCACCCACGCCGACCGCCACCCACACACCGTTACCATAGGCAACCGAAACGATTTGAGATGAGCCAAACTGACTTGTTTGCGTGTTCCAGTTAGAGTACACTGGAAGTAGTTTGCCTAGAGTAGAGTTACTGAATACAGTTTGAGTTGTGCTAAGGTTGAGCCAACCTGGTCCTGGACTGCTTAATTTACTTGCTCTGTATATTAAATCTCCAGTTTTATATTGTGCATTAAATTTAGAGGCGCCATTATTCATAGTTTCATCCAACCAAAGATATTGTAGGCAGGGTTAACTACAGGAGTAGTAAAAGTTTGAGAGTTACCTGATCTTCTCAGCGTTGAATTCGAACCACTCGCTACCCAAACACCGTTGCCGTACGCAACTGAGAAGATAAACGAAGTTCCAAACTGACTTGTTTGCGTATTCCAGTTTACCGTATCCGTACTCGTTCTCAACGCTCCACCCTGGCCACCCGCTACCCATACACCGTTGCCGTACGCAACTGAAATGATTTGAGAACTTCCAAACTGACTTGTTTGCGTATTCCAGTTTACAGTATCCGTACTCGTTCTCAACGCTCCGCCGCTCGCACCCGCCACCCAAACACCGTTACCAAAAGCAACCGAAAAGATAGTAGTAGTAAAATTACTTGTTTGCGTATTCCAAGTTACACCGTCATTTGTACTCGTTCTCAGCGCTCCGCCTGCGCCACCAGCTACCCATACTCCGTTCCCATAAGCAACTGCGTTGATAGCAGAAGCTCCAAACTGACTAGTTTGCGTATTCCATGTAACCGCGTCGTTCGTACTCGTTCTCAGCGCTCCGCCGTTTCCACCCGCCACCCACACACCGTTGCCGTAGGCAACCGAAGCGATTTGAGAAGCTCCAAAATTACTTGTTTGCGTATTCCACGTAACACCGTTATTCGTACTCGTTCTCAGCGCTCCACTCTGGCCACCCGCTACCCAAACACCGTTGCCATAAGCAACTGCGTTGATGTTTAAGATTCCAAAAGTTGATGTCTGCGTATTCCACGTTACACCGTCATTCGTACTCGTTGTTAGCGCTCCACTCTGGCCACCCGCTACCCATACACCGTTGCCATAAGCAACTGCGCGCATAGCAATGGCTAAAGAAATAACGCTAGGTGTTTGTGTGCTCCAAACAATTGTTACCAACTTAGATGCTATCTTAGAAGAAACTTGTTGAACTGTCCCGTCGAGCTTAATCCAACCTGCGCTTGGAGATTGAATACCAAAAACAATTTCTCCAGACTCGTAGTAACTATTTTTAAGATTTTTATTCATTAGAAAGCACCGTAAACAGTTCCAACAGGGTTTAATATCGCAGTTGATAAGACTGAAGTTCTCAGCGTTCCACCCGCACCAACCGCCACCCATGTGCCATTCTCATAGAAAACTGAGTTAATACTAGAACTTCCAAAGTTACTTGTTTGCGTATTCCACGTTATAGCGTTATCTGTACTCGTTCTCAGCGCTCCGCCGTTTCCACCCGCTACCCATGTGCCATTCTCATAG